GTGACGTTAAAAAGATTATTCAGTCCCGTCTTTTTTATCCTACGTTCATTACGGGTCTTTCGGGTAATGGTAAAACGTTCTCTGTGGAGCAAGCGTGTTCTCAACTTAAGCGCGAATTGATTCGTGTAAACATTACCATTGAGACTGATGAGGATGACTTGATTGGTGGTTTTCGTCTTGTTGATGGAAATACCGCCTGGCATAACGGTCCTGTGATTGAAGCACTTGAGCGTGGTGCTATTCTGCTGTTGGATGAGATTGACCTTGCTTCTAACAAAATCCTCTGTCTACAGTCTATTCTTGAGGGTAAGGGTGTATTCCTTAAGAAGATTGGTCGTTGGGTGAAACCTGCTGCAGGATTTAACATTATTGCCACTGCTAATACTAAAGGAAAGGGTTCTGAGGATGGACGCTTTATTGGCACCAATGTTCTCAACGAGGCATTTCTTGAGCGTTTCCCTGTGACTTTTGAGCAGTCCTACCCTGCTCCTGCAACAGAACAGAAGATTCTTGAAGGTGTTGCTTTGGACCTTGGATTGGAAGATCGTGACTTCTGTAAGCGTCTAGTAGACTGGGCAGATGTAATTCGTAAGACTTTCTACGACGGAGGAGTTGAGGAAATCATCAGTACACGTCGTCTTGTTCATATTGTACGTGCTTATAGCATCTTTCAGGACAAGGCGAAAGCAATCCAAGTATGTGTGAATCGCTTTGATGACGAAACCAAGCAAGCATTCCTTGAACTGTATGACAAAGTTGATGCTGACTTTAAAATGCCTGAAGGTGAATATGTAACTTACAACCTTGACCAGGAACCCCAATCCTGATAGAATATGAGGAGGTCAATGTGCCTCCTCTTTTTATCCTTTACTATGAAACACAATGTCTGAAAACTTTGAGAGCACTTATGAAAGTTCTATTCCTGATCAATCGTATTGGGAATATGATGGAATCAGTTTGACTGGAAATCCTCATTCTTCACCTGATATTATTAATTTTAATTTTACTATGCCCGAAGATACGAATAAAAATGGATTTTGGAAATACAATGAAGACAAAATCCTAAAGCAACTTGAACAATATATCTCAAGTACATATAGTCAACATTATGTCGATAGGACAGGTGGTGGAACAGAACAAACGATTGATAAGATCAAGCACAATCGTCGCGAAGGATTTTGTGCAGGTAATGTGACGAAGTATATTGATCGATATGATACAAAAGGCACTCCTCGTGCTGATCTTTTTAAAGTCCTGCACTACACAATTCTTCTGATTAACCACCTTAACCTTGTTGAAAATAAGTGATGAAACTCTCTGATAAAACTCTGACTCTACTGAAGAACTTTTCTTCTATTAATCAGTCTATCTTGTTTAAGGAAGGAAGCAGTCTTCGCACTATTTCTGTAATGAAGAATATTCTTGCAGAGGCAACTATTGAAGAAGAACTTCCTAAAGATTTTGGTATCTATGATCTTAACCAGTTTCTGAACGGTCTCAATCTTCATCAGAATGCTGAACTAGATTTTCAGAACGATGGATATGTTGTCATCAAAGAAGGTAAGTCTCGTTCTAAGTATTTCTTTGCAGATCCTAATGTAATCATTACACCTCCTGAAAAGGATATTGTTCTGCCGAGTGAAGATGTTTGTTTCATTCTTGATACCAAGGAACTTGACAAACTGCTTAAAGCTGCTGCTGTTTATCAACTTCCTGACCTGTCTGTGGTTGGTGAAGCAGGTGTGGTGAAATTGGTTGTTCGTGATAAGAAAAACGATACCTCCAATGACTTCTCTGTGATTGTTGGTGAAACTGATGAAACCTTCTCCTTCAATTTCAAGGTAGAGAATATCAAGATTCTTCCTGGTTCTTATGAAGTTGTCATCTCACGTAAACTTCTGTCACGATTCAAAAATACTGGATTCGATGTGACTTATCATATTGCTCTGGAGCCTGATTCTACTTTTGGTTGATGAACATCTTTGTTACTTCTCCTTTTCCCGCTGAGAGTGCCATCTGCCTTCCAGACAAGCACGTTGTCAAGATGCCCCTAGAGTGCTGCCAGATGCTCTCTATCGTGGCATCAGGCAAGTGGGGACACGGGTACGGCACTCTCCCTAAGGCAGATGGAACCCCCTACAAGACCGAGAAAGGAGCATTCCGCAATCATCCCTGCACCAAGTGGGCAATGGAGAGTATCCATAATGCCTACTGGTTAATCAAGTGGGGATTGAACTTGTCTGATGAATACTGCCTGAGGTATAATAAAACTCACTCCTGCTATAAAACCCTTGTTGATACATATTACTTGTTTCCCAAGGGTAAGATTACAGAAGTGACTCCATTTGCTCGTGCTATGCCAGAGGAATGGAAGTTTGACGACACTATTGATACATTTGAAGCATACAAAAGATACATCGCATCCAAACCTTGGGTGTCTGATAACTATCTGCGTATGCCAGAAAGGCGACCCTCTTGGGTAAATTAAATTATGATTGAACTAACACAAGAACAAATAAAAACCCTTGAAGATGCATTTAATTCACTTCCAGAAAAACTGAGAACTGGAAAATACAGAACGATGGAAGGAATTGAAGAACAACTTTCGAGTGGTACTAACATTATCTTTTATATTAGATGTGAAGATAAAGTTGATAAGGATGGTAAATATAAAGAATATGAAATGAAGAGTATGAAACTTAGTGAGATTTGATTATGAGCAGTGATTTCCTTTTTGTGGAGAAATACCGTCCTCAAGTAATTGATGATTGTATTCTTCCTGATGATACTAAAAAAACATTTAAGGAGTTTGTAGCAAAGGGAGAGATTCCAAATCTTCTTCTTGCTGGTCCTCCTGGTATTGGTAAAACTACAATCGCAAAAGCATTATGTAATGAATTGGGGGCAGATTATTATGTAATCAACGGGTCTGATGAAGGTCGTTTTCTGGATACTGTGCGTAATCAAGCAAAGAATTTTGCTTCAACAGTATCACTTCAAGGGAACGATAGGCATAAAGTAATTATTATTGACGAAGCAGACAATACCGGTAATGATGTTCAACTCCTACTACGGGCGAATATTGAGGCATTTTATAACAACTGCCGCTTCATCTTCACATGTAACTACAAGAACAAGATTATTGAACCTCTTCACTCTCGATGTGCAGTTATTGACTTCACGATTAAGGGGAAGCAAAGAGTTCAACTTGCAGGAAGTTTCTTTCAACGACTTCAATCAATCTTGGATGCGGAAAAGGTTGAGTATGATCAAAAAGTCGTTGCAGAACTTGTATCGAAACACTTTCCAGATTTCAGGCGAGTCCTCAACGAATGTCAACGATATTCTACGGGGGGTAAAATTGACTCAGGAATTCTCGCGTCGTTCTCAGACATCTCAGTAAATGAACTTATTAAAAATCTTAAAGATAGAAACTTTACAGAGGTTCGTAAGTGGGTGGTCTCCAACTTGGACAACGATGCTAGTAACCTACTTCGCAGGATTTATGACTCCTCTTTTGATAACCTTTCGCCCCAGTCTATCCCTGCTGCCGTTCTTATTATTGCTAAGTATCAATACCAATGTGCGTTCGTGGCTGACCAGGAAGTAAATCTTCTTGCTGCTCTTACTGAAATTATGTGTGAGTGTGAATTTAAGTAATAGATAATCTAACTTACATAAATTGATTTTTTAATTATTATGATTGATATTGAACAAATTAATCTTGGAGAATTTTTTGGTTGTGTTAAAGCAACTAATACTCCTCAAATGAAATCTAACGCATTCAAAACTTTTCGTACATTTTTGCAAGAAAAGTCATTTGCTAAATGGTCTAATGGACAATTGCAGTATGTAGGAGATTATGAGGATGGTAGAGACTTTATTGGTAGCGATGGAACTTTTTATGAAATGAAGGGTTCTCTAGGAATCTTCAATAAAAATGGATCATGTAAAAGAGTAGTTCTTATTAATAAGAGACCTGGAAAAAATAAAAAATCTTTAACAAAAGAAGATATCAAAAAAACATTTGACTATATGTTATTGGTTGATACTAAAAAAATGTCAATAGCATATACTACATGGGAGACTGTTTATTCTAGAACAGAATGTGATGGTGCAGGTGCAACATTTAAATTAGAACATGGAGATTATCAATTTCTAGCAAAAGATGTTATTCCTTTAACTAAAAAAATAACATCAAC